CATATACCCTTATCACGTACGGCGATGACGGGTCCTAAGCCCCGAGCCGGGCGCCACACATACGCTCCCGACCCTCGCAAGGGGTCACCCTGTTCCTTGACAATTTCATAGCGGCGAACGGCCAAAGACCCGCGAAAAACCGCGGTACAGCCCGTCGCAAACCAGCACGTCAGAGCGCCACACAAGCGCTCTGGCGTGACACTGTCCGGTCCCGCTTGGGGTTCGCGCGACTTAGCACGTCGCACCGGGCTCTACCTTCTCCACATTCCTACGGCAAAAAGGACACCATCATGACTCACGACTCCGCCCCGCCGACCCTCCGATGCCCACCCTCTAGCGGGACCTTCCGCGTCGCCCCTCCCGTCACGCTGCTTTCGTCCGCGGACGTCGCCCGCAGCGAGTTGCGGGCATCGCTCGCTCGCAGCATCGCCAAGGGCCGCGCTGCACTCCTGCAGGTGCGACAGTGAGGCGATTGTTCGCTGGCTCAACTGACGGGAGCGCCTATGCCTCGGGGCCAGTGCGGCCTATGCTCTGCCCTCCGGGCGCAGAGCAGAGCGAGGCCGAGATCTTGGCTCGCGTGACACGCGAGGCGGACCTTTGCCGACTGTCCATTTGCCATTCCGCGCGAGAGGAGCACCGGCGCGCGATGGCTGATTATGTGTGGCTTTGGCGCTCGCTCCCAAGTCGCACGGTTTGACGCCGCTTCCCTGCGGCGCGTCCCCCGAGACGCGCCGCGGCAAAGTGCCGCCAAAACCACCCATACCTCGGAGATATCAATCATGTCCTACGTCTACGGTCTCGTGTCGTGCCTCGCCATCTGGCTCGCGCTCGCCTCGGCGGTGTCGCTGTGAGCGCCACGGTCATTCGGGTTACCAGGGTGGGTGACGGGTCCCGTTTGGGCCCTGCCCACGTCTACAAGCTGGATACGCCGCGTACGGTTCACCGCTACGGGAAGCGCCTTCGTGTGACCTTTGTGTGGGTGAGCACGGCGAGTGCCTTCGGACGATGGGAGACCTACGCCTTCGCGTGCGACCGGCGCGGGAAGGTTCGCGATTGGAGCCCGGGTTCCACGTCATGGGACGGTGAGCCGCCCGCGGACGCTCACGCGCGAGTTCTAGTGGCCTTTCTCGCCTAGCGCCCTTCCCCGCACACGTGACCCTCGTCACGTGTGTCAGGAAGCGCACTAACGCGCTCACGAAAGAGAGAGATATCATGGATCCGAATGAGAATAGGCGCTGCTTTGCGCGCGCCTGGCGTGACTCGGCGAAGCGTCGGGAGTTGAATCGCGCGCTCGCCGCTTGGCTCAAAGCGGGAGGCTTCGCGCCCGCGGTGGCCTTGACCGCTAGCAAGGTGCGCATGTGCACGGCTCGCGACATGTGGGCCTATTCGGTCGATGGCCGGTACTTCGGTCGTGGCGCGCAAAACTACGATTGCGCATGTGAAGGGTGCAGCGTGTACGCGACCATTGGTGCGGGCTCGCGCGCGGCGGCACTCTACAACTTCGCGCCGCAGTGTAGGTGCGGGCGATGAGCGGCGCGCACTGTTTCGTTGTCGCGCGCAGTGACAACGCGAAGACGGGCAACGTCCCTACCGTGTGGATCGGTGCGTCTCGCGCGGAGTCGCTCGCCTCGTGCACCGGCTGCGCGCAGCTTGTGGCCGGGAACTGTTACAGTCAGTTCGGCACTCCCAAACTCGGCCACACGAGCGCCATCAAGGCGCGCGAAGCAGACGACTCTTTCGACATCGTCGCACCCATCCTCGACCGCCACAAGGCCGCCCGCTTCCTTCGCGTCTCCGCCATCGGAGACCCCGCGCGCGCGAACCAAGCACAACTCGCGCTCGCGTTGGACGTCGCGCGGTCTGAAGGCCTCGCCATCGTCGGGTACACGCACTTTGCGCACGAAGCGCCACGCCTCCGAGGGGTGCTCATGGCTTCGGTCGACTCTTTCGACGCCGCGCAAAACCCGGCGCTCGCCGGCTGGCGCAAAGCCATCGTCGCTCCGCGCGGCACTACGGGCACCATCCGGCGCGCAGACGGGAGCATTGCGGCCGTCGAGTGCCCCGCCATCGCAGCCGAGCGCCTAGGTCGCAAGCCCTTCACGTGCAACGACTGCGCAAGCGGCAAGCGGGGTGCGCTCTGCGACGCGTCTCGCCCAGGTCCGGACGTGTATTTCGCGGACCATGGTCCGCGCGCTAAGCGGCGCCTGGCGGTGCTCCCATGACCCGCCCGCGACGCTTCTACGCTGCGCGCTTCGTCTTCCGTGGCGATGGGGGCGCGTGCTCATGGGCTGGCGAGACCCTTTGGGGCGCGCGCACCCTTCGCGAGGCGCGCAAAGAGGCGCAAGCCATCCTTCGCGCTCATTACCCGGGTTGGCAGGTGGCCAGCGTCTACCGGGAGCCCTGACACTCTGCGCGGCGTCGCTTGACGTCACGGGCTTAGCACGCCCGGCCGCGCACTAGGCGCACCTTCGCGCCTTTTTGGAGACATCATGCAAGCTATCACCGTCAAGTACTTCGGCCCGACCATTCACCGCGGCTCGCGCATGCGCGCATCGTGCGAAGCGGGAACCATCACCGTCCCGTGGGACTATGCTCAGAACCCCGAGCGCAACGCGGTCGCGGCGTGCGAGGCCCTTCTCGCCAAACTTCGCTGGGATGGAACCTACTTCGGCGGTCTGTTGCCGTCGGGCGCGTGGGCGTTCTGCACGGACGCGGGCGACGCGTGGGCTCAGGGGGTGAAGCCGTGACCGCGCAGCGGCAGTGCCCCGTGTGCGCGCAGCGGTCGGCGCTGAGCGAAGAGAGCGCGTGCGTGCTCGCGCAGTTCGCGCGCGACACCGGCAGCTTCCGGTGCACGAACGCGCAAGCGAGAGAGCTCGCCGCCGCGGTCAGCGAGGCGCTCGCCTTGCTCGGGGTGACCCCGTGACCGCGCCGCTCTACAACGTGCGGTGCGGCATGTGTGGCGACGTCGTCGCGGAGCGCGTGACGAGCGCGACGCGACGCACGAAACGGCACAAGGCGCTCGAAGCGGCGCACGCGACGGCGTGTCACGCTCGCCAGCGCGAGACCGCCATCGCCGAGGCGCGCGAGCGCATGGCTACCTGGCCGCGCGAGCGGAAGGTCTCGTGGCTCTGCGCGCTCGACCCGAACGGGCGCTACCGCGACGAGCGCGACCCGCCCACGGATGAGGAGCTAGACGCCGCCATCGCCGAGACGCTGCGAGAGCACTACTAGCGCGGCGCGTCCGCCGCGAGGGCGGCGCGAACCTTCGCGTCGTCCGCCGCCACCGGCGAGGTGGGCGCGCCGCTGAGCAGTGTGAGCGCGCGCGCGACGACTTGGCCGAGGGTCTCGCCGTCGCGCGATGCGATCTCACGGAGCTGCTGCTCGGCGGCGCCGCTGAGCCTGATGTAGAGCCCTTTGTTCGACATACCACGGAGATATCACACATGAGCAACGTCGCAACCGCCATCGCCTATTGACACGCTGGCCGATTGCGGCCACGATACCGGGATGAGCAACGACTGGCGCGCCACGCTGCGCGACAGCGGCGTGAGCATTCGAGAACTAAGCCGCCAGCTCGGCATCGCGTACGCGACGGTGCAGGGCTGGCTAACCAATGGGACAGAGCCGCGCGCGTTGGCGCGCAAGGAGATCGAGAAATGGACGAAGACCCGACGAACCCGCAGCACTACCGCTCGCACCCGAGCGGCGTCGAGTGCATCACAGTGACCGAGCACATGAACTTCTGCCGTGGCAACGCGGTCAAGTACATCTGGCGCGCCGCAGAGCGACCCGAGCGCGAGATCGAAGATCTGCGGAAGGCGATCTGGTACCTCGAGCGGGAGATCGCCCGGCTCGAGCGGCCCATCCCGTTCAAGCTCACGCCCAAGGGGAGGCGCAAGTGACCGCGCCCATCTTCGAGCCGTTCCCTAAGATTCCTAGACTCCGGCGAACCGCCGTCGTCACCGAGAAGCTCGACGGCACGAACGCCAGCGTCTACGTCGGCGAAGACGGCCTAGTTCTCGCCGGCTCGCGCACTCGGTGGCTCACGCCGGAAGCCGACAACTACGGCTTCGCCCGATGGGTGAAGGAGAACGAGGACGCCCTTCGTGACGGGCTCGGCCCCGGTCACCACTTCGGAGAGTGGTGGGGGCAAGGCATTCAGCGCCGTTACGGTCTCACCGAGAAGAGGTTTTCGCTCTTCAACGTCGGCCGCTGGAAGGAACCGCCGCCGCTCTGTCACGTCGTGCCGGTGCTCTACGAGGGCGAGTTCGACACCGTGGCGATCGACGCTACGCTCGCGCGCCTCCGTGCGACCGGCTCAGTCGCTGCGCCGGGGTTCATGCTGCCCGAGGGGGTCGTGGTCTACCACACCGCCTCGCGCACGCTGGCGAAGGTCACGATCGAGCATGATGGCGAGCCGAAGGGGGTGGCGAGGTGAGCTGCTTCGACTTCGACGGCGACCGGTGGGCGGTGGCCTACTTTACGGACGTGCTCTACGACCCGCCGACCAACGAGGCGCCGGCCCGGCTGCGCCTCTCGGCCTACGAGGACCGTGGCTTGCGCGGGGCGGAGGCCTTCGACCTCGAGGGCGCCGCCGCGGAGGACGTCGCCGAGCAGCTGGGGCTGGCGTGAGCGCGCGCCTCGTCCCGGCGTCGAAGAAAGAGACCGAGCACCTCACCGACTTCGGGTGCGACGCGGACCTCCACACCGGCGTCAAGTGCCGCGCGCCGCGCGAGGCGTGGTGGCGGTGGAGCGACGGGACGGGGCGCCCGCTCGCGCTCTGCGAGCACTGCCGCGGGGCGTTTCGCTTAGTCACCCCGACGGAGAAGCGCGCCGCCCGCGAGGATGCGGCTGCGCGGCAGTGCTCACTCTTTGAGAGGAAGCCATGAGCCGCGCCTATCAAACCAAGATGGTCGCCGACGTGCGCGCGGCGTGGGCAGCGGGCTCCCGCTCTGTCCTGCTGCAGCTCCCCACGGGCGGCGGCAAGACGCACACGGCGGCGACCATCATCGCCGAGGAGACGGGCCCCGTGGTCTTCGCCGCGCACCTCGACTCGCTCGTGGGCGACACGGCGGCGCGCCTCCGCGCCGCGGGCGTGGCATGCGGCATCGTCGCCCCGTGGGCGAAGCCGGAGCCGGAGCAGCGCGTTCAGGTGTGTAGCCTGGCGACCATCCACGCCCGGTGCCTCGCTCCGCCGGCGGAGCTCATCATCGTCGACGAGTGCCACCGCGCGGCGGCGCGGTCGATCCGCGGCTGGCTCGACCGCTACGACGAGGCGCGCGTGCTCGGCCTCACCGCCACGCCCGAGCGCGGCGACGGCCAGGGCCTCGACATGTTCGACACCATGGTTTCCGGCCCCTCCGTGGCCGAGCTCATGACGGCGGGCTTCCTCTGCCGGTACGACTTGCTCTGCCCGGCGAGCAGCAAGGGCGACGGCGTCGCCGAGCTGCTGCTCGGCGCCTGGTCGCGTTGCCTCTACTTCGCCGAGAGCATCGGCGCGGGCGCCGTCGTCGCGCGGCGCTTGCGCGAGGCTGGCGTCTCGGTCGAGGAGCTCTACGGCGACACGCCCCGCTCGACCCGCGAGGCGATGCGCACGCGCTTCCGTAGCGGCGAGACCAAGGTGCTCGTCGGCGTCGGCGTCTTCGTCGAGGGGTTCGACGAGCCGCTCGCTGACGCGGTCGTGCTCGACGCCCCCTTCGGCACGGTCGGGCGCTACCTCCAGGCCATCGGCCGCGGCCTGCGTCCGGCGCCCGGCAAGGACAAGCTCACCATCTTCGACGTGCGCGGCGCCGTCCACACTCACGGACTGCCCGACGAGGGCCGCGTGTGGAGCCTGCGCGGCGTGACCGCGTCGACGCGCACCGAGCCGGGCATGCGCATCGCCACGTGCCAGGCCTGCTTTGCCGTCTACCGCGCCGGCCCCGTCGCGTGCCCCCGGTGCGGGGCGACGGCGCCGCCGAAGGTCTACACGCGCGAGCCCACGACCGCCGAGCGCCTCGTGGCGTACGCCGCCATCCCCATAGACAAGCGCCGGGCGAACTACCACGCCGCCATGATGCGCCTCGCCATGACCCGTTTTCGCATGCTGCCCGCCAGGGCCGACGCATGGGCCACCAAAGAAGCACTGGAGAAATTCCCACTATGATCTTCGCCGAAAAAGACGCGCACATCCCAGAGCCGGACACCAAGCACTGCAACGGATGCGGTAACGACCTGCCCCTCGACAAGTTCACCGGCCGCGACACGCGGTGCCGCGAGTGCCGCACCAAGCGCCGCGACGCGCAGCGTGTGCGACTCGCTGAGGACCCCGCTCTCCGCGCCACGTTCGACGCGCTGCTCGCGGCCTGCTCGCCCGACCCGCGGGTGCGTGACAACGTGGCGCGGCCCGGCGTGCCGCGCGGGCCCGGCGTGCGTGAGGCGCGACGGGAGCTCTACACGGCCCTGCGCACCCTCGGTTGGTCCGTGCTGGCGATCTCCGTCTACGCCCGCCAGAGCCCGGCCGCCGTGGCCTTCGCCCTCGAGGCGAAGTCGTGAGGTCTCGACGCCCGGAGGACGTGCTCAGCGACGAGGTACGCGTCGCGCTCGGGACCCTGCCCGGGGTCATCGTCATGATCAACCGCGTGACCTACGGCACGCGGAAGGGCGCCCAGAACGTCGAGCTCTTCGGCCTCGGCAAGGGTACGCCCGACCTCATCGTCATCGTGTGCGGCGTGCTCCTCGGGCTCGAGCTCAAGACGCCCGTCGGCCGCCAGAGCGAGGACCAGAAGCGCGTCGAGGCCGCATGGACCGAGGCCGGTGCGTACTACCGCCTCGCCCGCAGCGTGGAGGACGCGCGCGCACGTGTCGCTGAGGTGGTCACGCTCGACCCGTGGGCATCTCGCCACCGCGAGGCCCTGCTCGCCGCGCTGGAGCGAGAATGAGCGACGACCGTGCCGTGCGGCAGGCCAAGGCCGCCGTGCGCCGGGACGCCGGCAAGTGCCCCGACTGCGGCGCGGAGCGAGGCGATCGGAGCCGGTGCCCCACTCACCTTGTCGTACATGCTGAGCGAGAGAGGCGCCGTCGTGCTGCTCAGCGAGCTCGATGAGACCACCGACGCGGCGCTCCTCGGCGCCGTGGCCATGGGGGACGTCGAGGACGACGGCGGGCCGGTGGGGTGCCCCACTCTCGCCATGGCGCTCGAGCTCTGGCGCCTCACGGGGAGCCTGTACGGGGTCGCCAGCGGCCTCGAGGCATGGCGCCCTGGCGAGCCATGGGCGGAGTGGGTGGCCTCGTCCTGGGCCGGCTGGTGCGCCGTACGGCCCCTCGTCGCCTCGGGCATGAAGGCCCTCGCGGCGGTGGCCCTGGTGCAGGCGAGCGAGGCGCGCCGCCGGGCGCTCGTGTCGAAGGGGGAGCGCCTGCTCCGTGATATGGCAGAGAACGAGGCGGCGCTCGAGCGGGCGCTGACTCTCGCGGAGGCGGCATGCTCGACGAACCGAAGCTAAAGGTCGTGAAGGGGGAGCGGCGGCCGAAGCCCTCAGCGGCGTGGGGCCTGGTCCTCGGCAAGGACGGCAAGCCCGAGGCGTGCCTTCACAACGCGGTCGCCCTGCTCCGCCACGCCCACGACTGGGGGCGCGGAGGCCGGCTCGGCTTCGACGAGTTCTCGGGCGCCTGCATGCTCGACGGGAAGAAGGTGCTCGAGCCGCAGGAGCTCGAGCTTGCCATGTGGCTTCAGCGCGGATGGAACCCGCGTTTCGGCACGGGTCACGCCACCACGGCGCTGCGCGCGGCGTGCTTCGGCCGCACCTATGACGCCCTCACGACGACCATTGAGGCCCTCGTGTGGGACGGGGTGCCGCGGGTCGACACCTTCGCCCCGACGTACCTGAGCGCGGCGGACACGCCGCACCATCGCGCCGCCGGCCGCGTCCTGCTGCTCAGCATGGCGGCCCGCGGGCTCTTCCCGGGCTGCAAGGTCGACACGATGGTCATCCTCGAGGGCGCCCAGGGCGCGCGCAAGAGCACCGCCGCTGCCGTCCTGGGCGGCCAGTTCTTCGCCGAGCTCCACGCCACCGTGGGGACACAGGCGTCTTTCGAGCAGGTCGAGGGCGCGTGGCTGATGGAGGTGCCCGAGCTCGACGCGATGGGCAAGGCGGAGCTCAGCGCCGCGAAGAAGTTCATGGCGAGCCAAAGCGATCGCTTCCGTCGTGCCTACGCCCGCGAGGTAACGAACGTCTTGAGGCGCTGCGTCATGATAGGCACGACGAACCAGAGCGTTTACCTGCGCGACGAGACCGGTGCTCGGCGGTGGCTCCCGGTGGCGTGCGGCGCCGTGGCCATCGAGGCGCTGCGCCGAGACCGCGAGCAGCTCCTCGCCGAGGCCGTGGCGAGGGTGAAGGCCGGCGAGCCGTGGCACATGGTCGACGCCGACGAGCTCAAGGCTGCAGCCGTCGAGGCGGAGGAGCGCTACGACGTGGACCCGTGGGCGTCACGCCTGCTCGCCGGCATCGGCGCGCGGGACGAGACGACGATGGACGAGTGCTTCTCCACGCTCGGTGTGGCCGTCGAGCAGCGCTCGCAGGCCTTCTCGTGGCGCATCATGAAGATTCTCGTCCACGCCGGCTGGCACCGGTCGCGACGGTGGAACGCGCGGCTCGGGCGCACCGAGCGGTGCTACAAAAAATCTTGACACTGGCCGGAATCGGCCACACACTAGGCGGCAGGTAGGAGGTTTCACATGGCAAACGTGAGCGAAGAGACGGTGGTGACGACGTGCCCGTACTGCGACACCGACTGCGGTGTCCGCCCCGCGTGCGAGGAGCACGAGGCCCTCGAGGAGGCCGAGCGCTTCGGGTTCGGGGAGGTGGTCTGATGGCCTCCACGCGTTTCAGCGCGCTGCTTGCGCACGTGCTCAAGGTCGAGGGGCGCCCCGACGAGCTCGACGAGCTCGACGAGCTGAGCCGCACCTTTGTGCGCGACGTGGCCGACTCGGTGCTTGAGGGCACCGAGGTGCGCGTCTTCGCCGTCATCCTCAACGACGCCAGCGTGACCGCCGCGCGGCGGCTGGGGGGCGCGTCGTGAGCGCCTTTTCCAAGGAGAACGTGGAAAGCTACCTCGCTGCGATCGTTGCCGCCGGCAAGGATCACGGGCTCTCTCTCTCCCATGAGGACGGCCACGGTAGCTTCATTGTGCGAGCCAACAACGCCTATGACGACGAGGTCCTTGAGACTCAAAGCCACGTGCTCGTGGACGAGCAGGTGAACAAATGAGGCGCCGTCTCTGCGTCGAGCACAAGACGACGAGCAGCGACATCGAGCCCGGAGGAGCGTACTGGAAGCGCCTCACGCTCGACACGCAGGTCTCGCAGTACCTCGGCGCCGGCGAGGGTGTCGACGGGATGCTCTACGACGTCATCCGCAAGCCAGCCCTGCGGCCCTACAAGGCCACGCCGCCCGACGAGCGGAAGTACACGAAGGCCGGCGCCCTCTACGCGAGCCAGCGCGAGAACGACGAGACGCCCGCCGAGTACGAGGCCCGCCTTGTCGAGGACATCGCGGCGAACCCGAACAAGTACTACCAGCGCGGCGTCGTCGTACGTCTCGAGCACGAGACCATCGAGGCGGCCCGCGACACATGGCTCGTCGCCGGGAGCATCCGCGAGAGCATGCGGCTCAACGCGTGGCCGCGGAACCCGGGCGCGTGCGACTCTTACGGCCGCACTTGCGACTACTGGCAGGTGTGCGCGGGGCAGGCGAGCCTCCTCGACGACGCGCTCTACCGCACGGCGGCGGAGCCGCACGAGGAGCTCCCCGGCCTGAAGCACCGGCTCCCGCTGCTGACCAACAGCGCGATGAGTGCGTACCGCTCGTGCCCTCGGCGCTACCTGCACGCCTACGTGGCGCGTCGGCGCCCGGTGGTCACGCCGCACGCCCTCGCCTTCGGTACGCTCATGCACCGCGCCCTCGAGGTGTGGTGGACGACGGTGGACCTCCCGGCGGCGCTCGCCGTCATCGAGGCGGCCGACCCCTTCGACGTGGTGAAGGCGCGCGCGCTCGTGACGGGCTACCACACGCGGTGGGCCGACGAGGCCATCACGGTGCTCGCCGTCGAGCGCGCCTTCGTGGCGCCGCTGCTGAACCCGGAGACGGGCGCGGCGAGCCGCACTTTTGAGTTGGGTGGGAGATGTGACGCAATCGCGGAGGTGGAAGTATGAACGTCGACGAAGTGAACAAACCGGCGCCGCAGCGGGAGAGCGCGTTCTCGCGCATCCGCTCCGGAACCATCAAGATGCCCCTGCGCGTCCTCGGCTACGGGGCGGAGGGCGTGGGCAAATCCACCTTCGCCTCCGGTGCGCCGCGGCCTCTCTGGCTCGGCGCCGAGGGTGGGACGATGGCGCTCAGCGTCGACCGGCTCCCGGAGCCGAAGTCGTGGGACGACGCCATGGACGCCGTGCGCGACGTGCGGCACGAGCGGCACGACTACCAGACGCTGGTGCTCGACCCGCTCGGGTGGCTCGAGGCGCTCAACTGGGCGAAGCTGACGAAGGGGAAGGGCTCCATCGAGAGCTTCGGCTACGGCAAGGGCTACGTGGCGGCGCTCCAGCAGTGGCGAGAGTTTCTCGACCTCGTGGCCGCGTGCTGGAGCGAGCGGGGTATGAACATCGTGGCGCTGGCCCACGCGAACATGCGGCAGCATCCGAACCCGACGGGCCCCACCTTTCCGCAGTGGATGCCGGCGCTCGACAAGCAGGCCGCCGGTCTCTGGGCGCAGTGGGTGGACCACGTGCTCTTCATGCAGGTCGAGACCATCGCCCTCGAGGACGAGGCCAGCAAGCGCACGCTGGGGCAGGTGACCGGCCTGCGCCTCTGCCACGCCGCGCCGAGCGGCGGCTGGGTGGCGAAGAGCCGCGGGCTGCCGAACGTCTTTCCGCTCTCGTGGGCCGCCATGACGGAGGCGCTCGCCGGCTCCGAGGCGCGCACGGCAGCCGCCCGAGCGGAGCTCGAGGCCCTGCTCGAGGGGATGGATCCGGCGTACGTCGCCGCGGTGCGCGCCTACGCGGCGACGCCGATGGCCAACATTCAGGAAGCAGTGAACCGAGTGAAGACGAAGAAAGGGATGAGCAAATGAGCATCGAAGCGGGGTTCTACCAGGGTCGCGTGGTGCCGGGTTCCGGGGCGTTCGGCGAGACGAAGAAGGGCGACGTGGAGGCGCTCTTCCAGGTGCTCCTCAACACGGGGGACTACGTCCACGTGCGGCTCAACTTCTCCGAGAAGGCGCAGAAGTACAGCGTCGACAAGCTCCGCGCCTTGGGGTGGAAGGGAGGCGACCTCGCCTTCGAGCGGTGCCCGAACGAGGTGACCGTCCAGGTCAAGTACGAGACCTACGAGGGCGAGGAGAGGATGAAGGCGGACATCGTCACGCAGGGCGTGAAGCCGCTCACCCCCGACAGGGCCCGCGCCTTCCAGGCGAAGATGGTGAACCTGCTCGGCGGGAGCCTCGACGAGGGGGCCGACAGCATCCCGTTCTGAGCAGCGCAGGGCCGCCGTGGTGTGCCGGGTTCGATTCCCGGCCGGCCCTCGAAGGGAGAGAGACATGGAGAAGAAAGAGGTCATCGCCTACGCCATCACGCACGCCCCGCCGGGCGTGAAGGGCGGGCCGTATGACTCAGTTGGAGGCAAGTGTCGCGACCTCGCCATGGCGCTGAAGTGGACCAAGCGTGGCGCGCGAGCTCGCCTCGGCGACGTGCTCGGAGGCCGCGTGATCCGCATCGTGCGGAAGGCGCGGCCCTCGGAGGCGAGCGCCGTGGAGGTGCTGCGGTCGTTCATCGCGTGGGTCGACTGTAACGACGGCGAAGAAGAGGCTCCGCTTCGCCCGATCGAGGAGGCCGCCCGCCGCGTCCTCGCCGCCGCCGGCCCCGACCCCTCGGAGGTGGTGCGGGCGGCGATGGTCGATGGCTGGACGTTCGACGACGAGAAGCCCGTGTCGGCGCAGCGAGGCAGCGTGGCCGTGCTCGCGAACGATGACGAGGTGTTCGTGGAGCGGGACTGCGGACGCGTTGTGACCATCCCGCGCGCCGTCATCGTGGAGTTGCTGAGGCGCACGAGCGCCGGAGAGACAGGAGGCACCCCGTGAGCGAGCCAATCATCATCAAAACGCCGCAGCCCGTCACCGAAGAGCGCCTCGTGCTGGTGCCGCCTGGCACGGTGTCGCCCACCTACGGCGAGCGCGGCACGGTGCTGACCATCCACACGGACGACGCCCGCGACGCCACCCCCGCCGACCTGGAGCGCGGGGGGTGGGTGCCCGTCCTGCATGGCGCCGTGTCGTGGAAGGTCGCGCATGCCGACGCGTGCCGCGAACTGGACAAGCAGCGAGCCCGCGCCGAGAAGGCGGAGGCTGATGCGAAGTGGTTGCGCGGCTGCCTCCGATGCCCAGACCACGCGATGCACGATGTGCCGGAGCTGTGCCGCCTCAGCGAAGAACAGCGCGGGCTCGAGGGCCTGGTGGAGACGACCTGCCGTGAGCGGGACGCCGCCATCGCCCGCGCCGAGAAGGCGGAGCGGGAGCGGGACGCCTTCCGCGTCGAGCTCGCCCGCCTCGCCGCGCCGGGCTCGGAGGGGTCGTTGGACAACGGGGAGCTTGTGGCCGCGATCACTCGCGGTGGATCCTACCGCGCCGAAGACTTCGACGTGTTGGATCTGCAAGAGGCCTACCGTCTCGGCGGGGCCCACGAGCGGGCGAGGCAGCAGCCCGAGAAGGGCCGCTGAAGATCGAAGGGCTCCTTACGGCGCTGTCGAAGGTGGGCGCGGACCTCAGCGCCGCCGTGGACGCGTACCGAACGCTCGCAGCGCTGGATGACGAGTATCAGGCGGCCGTGGCCGCCACGAAGGGAGAGGGCGAATGACCATCATCATCGAGACCCCCGCACCGCCGACGCGCGAGCGTCTTGTGTTGGTGCCGCCGTCGTGCGTCACCGAGGAGTACGAGAGCCAGGCAGGTCCGCGGCTCGGCATCACGGGCGGCGTGGCCCGCGACGCCACCCCCGCCGACCTGGAGCGCGGGGGCTTCGCGCCCCTCTCCGCGTTCGTCGGCCCGCTGGACCTGCTCTCGCCGCCGACGCTGGCGGGGGCGCTGGAGGCGATCGGGGGCATCCAAAAGGACGCGGACCGATGGGAGGGCGAGCTCGCGACCGTCAAGCGCGACTACGCCGACATACAGCGCCAACTCGGAGAGGAGCGCGAGCGCGCCGAGACGGCGGAGGCGGCGCGGGACGCCCTGCGCGACCAGATCACAGCCGCCGGCTGCGAGGCTGCGCACGCCGGTGAGCGGACGTACGAATGCGACGTCGCGCGACCGTGCGGGCTCTGCCGGCTGCGCACCCGCGCCGAGAAGGCGGAGCGGGAGCGGGACGAGGCGACCGCGCGCAACGACGAGCGTCTTCGCTCCGGAGGGGTCGCCAACTACGTGGCCGACCTCCGCGCCGAGCGCGACACCCTCCGCGCCGAGGTCGCGCGACTCACCGCGCCGGGGGAGGGGTCGGAGGGTGGTCCCTGGCGCGCTTATGGGGAGCCGACGGACCAGGAATTGGTCGACGCATTCGAGCATGCGTACAGCAACGCCCCGAGCGTACGGACCCACGCGACCGCCATCCGTACCATCTACCGCCTCGGCGTGGCCCACGAGCGGGCGAGGCAGCAGCCCGAGAAGGGCCGCGCGACGGATGAGGAGTTGGTGGACCTGTACCGCAAGGTCTACGAGACCCACGGCGGCGGAACCATCGACGTCTCGCACGACGACTGCCGCCGCGCTGCCGTCCTCGCCGTCGCCGCCCACGTGCGGCAGGGGCGGTGCCTCGTCGCGCAGGCGGTGGGGAGGGGCGTAGACGTCCACGTGACGGAGTTCGTGCCCACTCAATGGCGAGTCGTGGTCGTTGACCGCGAGGCCACCAGCAAGACAGCGCCGTGCTCTGCCGCCGACGTCCCCGCGACGCTGGCCCGCCTGCTCGGGGAGGTGTCGCGTGGCTGACCTGAAGACGACGGCGGAGGAGCGGGCGACGGTCCGTGGTGCGGTCGGCGCGTGGCAACACGACGACGCCCTCGCCGCAATGGCCGCCCTCGACGACCTCGACACCCTCCTCGCCGAGAACGCGCGGCTCCGGGCGGCGGAGGCGGAGGTGGAGCGGCTGCGCGGGGCGCTGCGCAACGTCCGCGACAACTACGACTGCGACGAGAGCGCGCACAAGTACGGTACGACCTGCCGATGCTGCGACGCCCGCGCCGCGCTGGGGGAGCCGTGAGCCCTACTGACCCCTACGCGGAGTGCAGGCGATGCGGGTGCTGGCACTACACGCGGAGCAGGCGGAAGTGCTCGTCGCCTCGCGGGCACGACTTCGCCCCTCCGCACGTCGAGCCCGTCACCACCTACCGAGCGAGGCCAGCATGACCGCCCCCATAGACCCCCGGCCCTACGCGGCCCCCACGGACCTCGTCACGGCGGCGGATGTGGCGCGGTGGCTCCACGAGATCGACGACGACGACATCACCGGCGGCGATCCCATGTGGCTCACCATCTCGCGCCTAGACGCCCGACTCGACCGCGAGCGCCGGCAGGCGTGCAGGCGGGGGGCGCTGGCGTGTTGGCGCGCGTTCGCCGGGGAGGCTCGCGAGAACCGACACCCGCGCTACCGCGACGCCTACACCGCGCTCGTGTGGGGCGACAAGCCGACGGATCTCTACCGCATCGGCGAAATCGCCCGAGCGAACCTCACCCGCGCCCTCGCCTTCCGCGCCGCCGCGAGGCAGCCGTGAGGGCGTGCGAGGCCCACGTCGCGCGCCCGGTCCGCTGCCCGTGGCACGGCACGCACGAGCGGTGCGTCGTCGCGCGGGGGACCGAGCCGCGTCTGTTCGCCTACGGCGGCCGGTGCGCGGCGGGCGGCAGCCCAAACCACGCGCGCAGGGCCGCCTCGTCGCCGCGCCAGACGTTGCGGTCCACGTCCACCGGGATGCCCGGCACGCGGTAGCCGGCGTTCCCGCTGTATTGCCAAAGCTCCACCTCGCCGACGAGCTTCGCCGCCACCTGCTCGGCCGTCGGCGCCCACGCGCTCGTGGTGCTGCGGTACTGGGCGATCCACTTCGGCGCGCCGAGCCCGACGAAGTGCTGCAGCCACGACTCGGGGAGGTAGTGCACGGGCTCGCCGCCCGTCGCGCGGAGCTCGTCGAGGTACTCGGCGCCGAAGTCTCTGAGCGCCTGCCACGGGGTGCCGGGCGGGCAGTCCTCGAGGTCCATCGCGACGCGGACCACGTGCCGCCCGTCCGCCGTGGCCACGTCGTAGGCGTGCCGCGCCTGGGCGCGAGGCTGCCCCTGAGAGACGTGAGCGAACCCGTAGGCCCCGACGTGCAGGCCGGCGCCTCGGAGCGCGCTGGTGAGGCGCTGGTAAGCCGGGTCTCGCCCGCGCAAGCCCTCGGTAGCCTTGCAGAACGCGAACAGGAACCCGGCGGCCCGCACCGCGTCGGCGTCGTCGATGCGCTGGACGGCGCTCAGGTCGAGGCCGTCGCAGAACCCGGGGTAGGCGAGTGCGGGGAGGGTGGTCATGGGGCCTCTGTCGTGGCATGCTCACGGGGCCCCGCTTGGGTCCCTTCGCGAGAACACCCTTGAATGAATTCACCGGTGGGCTGGATGTCCGTGCAAGTCGGGCGGTCGGCGCGGTAGCTGGCTTGTGGCGTGCCAGCCCGAAAGGTCCCCCTCGTGGGGATGCGGTTCGACTCCGCCCCTCCGACCCACCTCACGGACACGTCGCCCCCGCCCTCTCGCGGGCCTCGCGCATGGCACGGGCGCGTTCGCCGGCGCGCTGCGCGGCGAACGATGCGACTAGCCGGGCCACCTCGACGCTCCGCGCCTGGTCGTAGGCCGCGAGGTCGCGAAGGTCGGCGGTCTCAGCGTCGCGCGCATTCTGCCGCGCCTCGACGCACCACGAGCAGAGGCACTGGCCGCTCACGCGTCCTCCCTCAGCGACGGGTACTTCGCCCGCGCGTGAATGCTCGCGAGCCGCTCCGTCGCGACGAACAGCGCCTCGCGCTCCGCCTCGGTGCCGCTCTCGCGGATCAACTCGACGACGCTCTCCAGCGCCGAGAGCACGGACAGCAGGATGGCCGTCACGGCACGCACCGCCCCGAGTAGGCCCGCCCGTAGCGCGCCGCGACCCGCTGGCGGCACGCCACGTAGCCCGGGCAGGTCGAGGCCTGCACCGCGCACGCTTCGAGCTCCGCGCCGTACGCTGCGACCTCGGCGGCCGTCTGCGCCCGCGGCGTGCACCCCGCGAGCATCCAGCCCACGAGGCACACTGCGGCGGCGCCCGCGAACAGGAGCGCGAGGGCCCGCCCGCCGCGCTCGAGTAGCTCCGCGTCCGTGTCGTCTAGCCCGTGCATCAGTGGACCCCCATCAGCGCGACGCACCCCGAGAGGGTCGCCAGGACACCCGCCGCGGCGAGCGCGAGCACCGCGCGCGTGCTCGCCGGACGGGCCAGCCACGTTCCGAGACGCCCCTGCCACGTCGGCGGAGAGAGGGTCTCCCGCTCCGCGGGCACGTCGACGAGGTGCGAGAGGTGGCGCAGCATCGTGCCGCGGTCCGTCCGCGCCGCCCGCAGCTCCTCCTCCGTGCGCGCCACGAAGGCTCTCACCTCGGCCCGGAAGAGCGCCGCGTTCTCCTCGCGGAGCTGAGCGATGCGCGCCTCGCGGTCTACCACCTCGCGGAGCGCCGCCACGTCCCGCATGTCCGCGAGGCCCCGGGGGCCGTTGATGGGCGCGTCTTTCATGGGCACACCTTCGCGCGCGCTTGCGCCTCGGCGATCCGCACGGCCGCGTAGTCGTGCACCACGTTGCTCGCCAGCGTCGCCAGCGCGCCGACCATTGCCGCCACGACGGTCAGCACGGCCACGGCCTCTGCGATGCGCGAGCGCTTGACCGTTCGCGCTACATCGGGCGGGCTCATCGCCCGTAAATCAGCGTGGTCGCTGCTCCGCTCACCTGCTCACACCGCAGCCTCTTCCCGCTCAGCGGGATGGGGAAGTTCTCCATGCGGAGCTCGTTCGCCGCCAGCGTCACGTCGACGCAGAGCACACCGCTGAGGTTCTCCGTCGGCGCCGCCGGCAGCGCCGCGAGCGCCGCGTCTGAGACGTCGATGGTCGCCGTCGTGTCGACGTTGTTCGTCACCGTCGCCGCTCGGTAGTACGTCGCGCCGGCCGCCTCCGTCATGTAGATGTGCCGGCCCTGCACGCGAGACGCGCACGTTCCGGCGTACACCGGCAAGTTCGATATCGCGATCTTCTTCGCGCCAGCCGCTCCGAAGCCGCCGCTTGCCGCCCCGAGCTCCGTCTCGCCGTCTTCGGTGTAGTAGGTCACCGTCCAGAAGTGGACGCCCGCCGTCACGCTCCCAGCGTCCGCATGGTCCGCCGCAGTGCAGGCCCCTGGGGCAGGCAAGGCCCCGCTGAGGATGCGCACGCGCGCCGCGGCTCCCGCCGTCTCCTTGATGGCGAACCCGTACATGGTCTCGCACTCGACGCCGGCGCCCGTCGTCGGGGCGGAGGCCGTTGAAGTCGTCTTGAACACGGCCATCTCAGCGCTCCTTCTGCGACTCGGTCTTGTAGCTACTCGACCTTAGCGCGGGCATCTTCATCGGTCCACGGTTCTTCGCGACGGCGCCCCCTCGGCCCCCCGCTCGCCCGGCGGGCTCCATCTGGAGCACCGTGAGGATCTCAGGCTTCATGTTGCGGTCGGCAGGGATGCCGAATACCGTCGACAGCGCGAGCCGCTGGGTGCGGTCGAGCTTCTGCTGCGCCGCACCCTTCGCGAGCTCCGTCTCGATGCGCGCCCAGAGGTCCGGGTAGACCGTGCGCACCGCGTCGACCTCCTCCTCGCTCACCGTCCCGTCGCGCATATGCGTGAGGATGCTCAGCGGGTCGTCCACCGCCGCCGCCCGGCGGGACCACGAGAGCATCTCGCTCTGGGAGTAGACCGGCGGTTCGTCGTACGGGCTGACCATGTCGAGGTCGGGCTCCATGCCCTCCGGCAGGTGGCCGTTCAGATACGCCACGCCGCGCATGAGCGTCTGGGCGATCTGCATCGTCACCCCGGGCACCGTCTCGCCGAGGCCTCCGAGCGACCGCGTCACCATTCGGTTCAGCCCGGCCGGGTCCGCCATCGCGTCGCGGATGGCCTTCGCCGACCGCTCGAAGGTCGCGCCCATCCCGCCCTTGCCCGCGAGGAAGGCCCCGCTCGCCGTCTTGGCGGCGCCGCCCCCGACGGGTCGGCCTCGCCAGAACTCCAGCATCGCGGTGCCGAAGCGGTCGTCGACCTGCTTCGTGATCCTCACGAGCATGCTCTTGTGGGCGATGCGCTGCCCGCGGTCGAACGCGAGGGCCGCTCCGCCGCCAAGCACCACACCCGGCGCCCCGAGCAGCGTGCCGCCAATGAGCGCGCCCATGCCGCCGAGCCGCTTCGTGCTCCAGACGCCCGACGCTTCACCGTCTCTGATGTTCCGCGCGTTCTCCGCGCTGTCCGCGAACGCGGTCTCCACCAGGGCAATCTGCCGGCGCGTCTCGACGCTCTTGGCCCGCTGCTCAGCCGTCAGGGTGAGGTCTCGCTCCGCCAGCTCGAGCGCCTCGTTCGTGCTCTTGAGCCACTTCTTGAGCTCGCCACGCGGGAGCCCCTCGAGCTCGCCCACGGCGTCGTGCAGCGACTTCTCCACGCCGAACTGCGTACGCATGGCGTCCGGGCTAAAAATCATGCGCTTGCCGCCACCGGCCATCTCCTGCGGCTTGGCGAAGTACGGCATCGCGTTCCTCTCGAACGCGATCTGAGCGGTCCGCGCCTGGCTCATGCTCTTCCGAAACTCGCCCGCCTTGCCGTAGAGCGCCGAGTCCTTGAGCTGCGCCCCGATGGCCTCCGCCGCGTCGGCGTGCGCCTTCGCGCTGGCCTTGAGCAGCGGATCCGTACTGGCCTTCGAGAGCCCTGGCTTTTGCGCTTCGTCGACCAGCCGCCGCTGCCAGGCCTCCATCTCGTTGAGCTTCTCGAACCACTCCGCGTTCGTCTTCGGCGGGCTCTTCTTGATGTCGTCGAGCGCGTCGAGATATCGGGAGTACTCCTGCTTTAGCGGGTGGTACTCGCGGTCGAGCCTCTGCTGCGCATCCTCGCCGGCCTGAAGGATGGACGCCCGCTCTTGCGCCGAGAAGCCCGTCGCGGCCTCGCGCGCGGCCTGCACCCGCGCCTCGCTCGCAGCCGCCACGGTAGAGAAGCTCGCCTCGGTGCGACGGAGCGCCGACTTCGCCTTCTCCAAGTCGTCGAACGCCTTGGTCCACGCGGCGTTGCTGGGCTTGCGCTCGGGGACCATGATGCGCCCCATCGCCTCCTCAGCCGCGGCCAGCCGGCGCGCCGCGACATCCCGCGCCTTCGTGACGGCGGCGACGTCCGCCGCCGCGGCGCGTTCGGCGGCGGTGATGCTCTTCTCGCCGGCCTTCTCCGCCGCCTCGAGCGCGCGATACTGCGCCTGCGCCTTTTGCACCGCGTACTCCGCCTCTCGCGCCACTTCGAGCGCGCGGCGAGGGACCACCGCCGTGTCCTCCAGCGCCTGGCGCGCCGCGGCCTCCACCTGCGGTGTGAGCCCCGGCGTCACCATGTTGCGGTACTGCGCCGCTCCCTTCGCCCCGTGCGTCTCAGCAAGGATCTCGATGGAGTCGTTCATCACGCGCTGGGCGGCCTCCGTGGCCTCGTTCGCGATGCGGATTTGCTGCCTCTCGAAGAGGGCCTTGCCCTCCAGCGCCATCTGGGTGGAGCGCACGCCGCGGCCCTCCGCCATGTCCTCGAGGCTCTCGCCTGCCACCCTCCGGACAAGGCCGCCAGCCTCCGCCGCCGCCTCCGCCGCCGCGTGCTCCGCCGCGTCCACCCCCGCCGGCAACGCCCTCTTGCCGAAGTTGCCCAGGCCCAGGTCTCGCCCCGTCGCCGCGACGCCCTGGGCGAAGTCTCCCGCCCCACGCGCGAGGCTGCGCCGCGCCGCGCCGATGCCAGCCTCGAGGCCGTGCCCCGCCGCGCCCGCGACACCGCCCATGGCGGCGCCCGCGAGGAGCTTGGCCACGCCGCCATGGGCCAGGAAGGCCTGCCCCGTGTACTCTTCGCCCATGCGCGCGAGCTCGCCGTCGAGCTCCGCGTTCGCCATGATGGCGCCCTCGGCCGCCGTGCCGGCCACGGCGGCCCCGAGCTTCCCGAGACCGGCCGCAGACGCTGCTCGCGTCCCGAGCCCCGCAGCGCCGCCACCCGTGAGCGCCGCCGCCATGACCATGCCGCCCATCTCGCCGGCGCCCGTCGCGAAGCTGTGGTCCTCGCGCTGGCGCTCGAGCAAGCCCATGGCGCGCTCTGCCGTGCTCGTCACGACGGGCGCGGCGTACGGGCTATGCGTCCCGCGGAAGTCCTCGACGCCGCCGGCCACGTCGCGCACCACTCGGTCGAAGGACAGGCCCGCCGCGCCCATGAGCCCACGAGCGCCGCCGACGCGCGCCGCGTCCAGTGTGGCGGCGACGCCGCCCTCGGGCCGACGAGCGGCGGCCACGACCTCCTCATGCACCGCCCGTTCGGCAGGCTTCCACTCCGCGAGTGCAGAGCGCAGGTGCTCCGGCTTGACGTACTTCAGTACGCCACCGTCCTGCATCGCGTAGTTCGTCCCCTTCACGCCCACGAAGCGCCCAGCGAGCACGCCCGCGCGAGCGACCTCCACCGGGAGCGTGACCGCCTCCTTCCGCTCCGTGTCCCAGACGCGCAGGGTCTCGGTCACTTGGACAGCCTCTCCTCGCCCGATGCGGTCGTAGCCTCCGGGGGGCGCCCAAGAGGCTGCCCGCGCACGACTTCCGCGCCCGTCGCATTGGTGTGACGGCCTCGAGGGTCAAAGCTCGCGTCCCAGATACGTTTGACGTCGGGCGTCCAGGTGGACGTGGCCGCCTTCCACCGGAGCTCAAAGGGGTCACGAATCTTCATGTGGTACGCCTGCATGAAGAGTCGCGGGTCGTTCCGCATGATGCCGGTAAGCTGCTCGAGCTCCTTCTCGCTGCCGGTCAGCGTCTTGCCGGCCTCCCTCACGACATCCGCTTGAACCATCGCACGGTGAGCAATGTACATCTGCTGGAACTGCGGGCTCTCCTTCAGCAGATCCGCTTCCACGCTGTTCGACCTGTAGGAACTGAACGCCGTGCCGATTTGCCCGGATACGAAGCCACCCTTCGTGTCCGCCGCCTTCGCAGCGGATGCCTCGCGACCCATGAAGTCTCTCGCCTTCGCGGCGTCGTAACTGGCCCACTGCTTCGGGCTGAAGACGTTGAAGCGGTTCTCGAGCGCGTAGATTTTCGCCCTGGTGTCCACGAGCTTCTGGTTGCCCGCGTTGTCGAGCCAGTGCGTGAGGTGCTTATCGGCGCGCTCGTAATCCTCGAAGGGCATGCGAGGTCGCCCGTCGTTTGCGATGACTGGCAGACCGTCTTTCGCGAGCGGTACGCCAGGGCGCGGTGTGGGGGTCACGAGCGACGCGCGCGCGCTAGGGAGCGTGCGCTTCACCAGCGCCGAAGGCGCCGAGGCCGCAGGCTTGGCCTTCTTGCTCTCGCGCTCGCGCCACATGTCCCAGAACTGCCCCTCTGGGCCGCCCTCGTCCAAGGGCCTGCCTGGCGCCGCCGAGGAGCGCGACGTGGCGGCGCGCACGGCCGACTCCGACGGCTGCTGGGCCGCCTGCTCCTGTCGCGCACCATCGGGCGCGACCGGCTGGCCCTGCTCCGCAGCGGCGGCCGGCGCGCCGCCGGCGGCGACGGGCGCGCCGTCGCGAGCGGGCGAGGTTGCCCTGGATGTGATCGCCGTCAGACCGGCCACGCCCGGCGCGCTGCCGTAGGTGGGGACGGCCAAGGTCGCGGCGCTCGACTGCTGGCCCTCTCGCTGGGCCAGCATCTCCTGCCGGTACTCGGCCTTCGCGATGTCGATGCCCGCGATGGCCTCCATGTACTGCTGCCTGGCGTGGGCCGACTTCGTGTTCGCTGCCTGCTTCTCGAAGGCGGCCTTCCCCTGCTCGAGGAAGCCGATTTTCGTCATCGCGAGCGCTTGCTTCTTGTCGCCGAACTCCTGGAGCATCCGGTGGTAGTAGTTGTTCTCGTCGCGCGACTCGCGCTCGAGCCGGCGAGCCTCTTCGTCGGCCGCGTGCTTGTAGAGGTCGAGCGCCACGTTCGGCGTCTTCGTGATGCTCGACGCGTACGCGCCAAGCCCGATGGCCACCGCCGAGAAGAGGCTCGAGATGGCGCGCCCGGGCGCCTGCGCACGCGCCTCGACCTCCTTGTCGGCGATCCGCTGCTGGAACGCGTTGTACTCGGCGACGCGCTTCGCCTCGAGGTCGCGCGCCTGGCTGTCGTAGGTCGCCTGAAACTTGGCGACCTTGTCTTCCGCAGCATGGCGCTCGGTGTCTTGCCGGTCGATGTCGTCCAGGCCTGCGTCGAGCGCAGCCTGTCTCTTGCTCAGCCCAGCGAGCTTCGCCTTCTGAATCTCCGGGTCGAAGTGACCTTCCACCCTGTTCACGGCCACCGACCCGACCGGCCCAGCCGCCTTGGTGACACCGCCGCCCTTTGGCTCCTTGGGCAGGTAGATGGGCACCCCGTAGTTGGCCGGCTTGTCTTCCTTCGTCTCCTGTGGCGCAGCTTCCTCTGGCATGCCCGGCTTGGCGACCGGCTCGGGGCGCACCCCGAGCGCCTTCGAGACGCCACCGAGCCCCACCCAGTTTAGCGCAGTGTCGCCCAGGTTGCGGGCCCCGCGGAAGAAGGGGGCCGCGGTCTCACGGGCCTTCGCCGCCACCGCTTCGTTGGCCGCCGCGCCGGCCTCGGTGAGGCTGCCGGCGGGGAGCGGAGGAGGAGGCAAAGGCGGGCCTGCCGCGGGCAGCGGCGCGGGCGGCGGCGGCGGCGCGGCGCGACTCATCCCGCCATCCAACGTCGCCACGTAGGCCGCGTAGTTTGCAGGCGTGTCGGGCTTCGCCCCTGCCACCAGCCACTCTCCGTACGTCATCGCTTGCTCTTGCCTCCCGCCGAGGCGCCCGTGGAGGCCGTCGCGCGCGGCGCCGGCTTCTTCATTGCGGCGAGCCGCTCACGCGCCGTCGCGAGGCGCTGCTCGAGCGACGCCGGGGCGCCAGGCGAGGGCGAGCCGTCGACCGGCTGGTACGGGTCGTCCACCGCCACGCTGTCGCCGCGCGTGCTTCCCGCCACGGCTCGCTCGCGGGCGCCGGGTATGTAGACCGGCGCGCCGCCGCTCCCGCGGGTGATGCCGTCGCCGTCGGAGCTCGCCCCGAAGGTGAAGCCCTTGTCGTCGGGGTAGTCGATGCTGTCGCGATCGCGCGTGCGCTGCACGGCCACGGGGCCGCGGCCGATGGCGCGCGTGTCCGCCTCGAGCGACGCGGCGGCCTCGTCCTCGCCTACCCGGCGCGCGTACATGTCGCCCGCCCGCTTCGCGGCGGAGAGCTCTCGCGCCTCGGTGACGAAAGGCTCTTCGTCGCCCTGCGCAACGGTCGGCTCCCAGCCGGCCGTTCGCCCCTCCGCCTCACGGGCGCGAATCTGCGCCTTCAGCGCCTCGAGCTCCGCCATGAGCTTCTTCGCGTCGGGGACGGCTTTCGTTCGGTCGGTGGCTCCAGGTCCGGGCATGGTCGTTCTCCTTCAGTACTTTCCGTCGCTCGTGCTGCTGCTTTCGTCGCGCCCACCGATGGCGTTGCGCTTCTTCTCTTCTTCTGCCGCCTGGCCCGCGAGCCAGTCAGCTCCTGCCTCGCCCGCCACCTGCGCGCCGGCGGCGATGCCGCCGTAGATCGCTGCCTGGGCCGCCTGTTTCGCCGCGGTGTCGCCCTGAGCCTGCGCCCAGCGCAGTGCTTCGTTCGCCCTGTAGTCCTGGCTCTGCTGCTGGGCGCTCTTCTGCTGAGCCCCGAGGACATCCCCGCGGAGCCCTTCGAAGCTACGCTCGCGGCCCGCGTTCTGTTGAGCGTTCGTGAGACGCGACTTCGCCTGCTCCTCGGCCCAGGCCGCGCCCTGCCGCTGCCGCGACTGGTCGCCGGCGGCCATCGCTGCCGCAGCCGCGCCGTACTGGTTCGCTGCCGCGGCGGCCTCGTCGGCGCGCAGCGCCTGAGCCTGACCGTAGGCCGTCTGGCCCGAGAGCGCGTTGCCCATGGCCGCGCCGTCGCGAGCCGCGAGCGCGCCGCCGGCCCCACCGCGAGCGAGCCCCGCGAGCGAGCCCTGGAGCGCCTGCCCCTGCTGGTTGCCGGCGAGAAGGGCGTTCGACGCCACGCTCTGTCGGCTGGTGTCCATCTGCCCACGGAGCATGCCGAGGTAGTCCTGCTGAGCGCTCCGTCCTGCCGCGTCGACGCCGCCGAAGGCGGCCCACTGCCCCTCGTTTAGCGCGAAGCCCTCACGCCCACGAGCGGCCTGCGCGCCGGCGCGAAGGCCCTCAGCCTCGTCGCGAAACGCTTGCTGGCTGCCGCCGTACGACTGGCGAGCGGCGGCCTGGCGCTGCTCCGGCGATGCGTGACCGCCGTAGCTCAGCTCTGCGCCCGTGGGGTCGCCGCCGTACGCAGTGTCTCGCTCCTGACGCTCGCGTTCTCGGCGCTGGGCGTCCGTCTCGGGGTGGTTTGCCGGGTCCGCCCACCATCCTTGCTGAAAAGCAGGCATCAGACCCTCCCCGCGCCGGACGCGACCTTGTCGTACCCCTTCGTCCCGTAGGATGTGGCCATCTCGACCGCCCCCGCCCCAGCCTGGATGGCGCCGGCGACCTGCTCCTGCTTCGCGCGCGTCGCTGCCGCCGCCGTCTCATGCGCCCGGTTGGCCCAGTGCTGCTGCTCCTGCGAAGCGAAGCGCTCGCCCTGCATCTGGTTGAAGCCGGCCTGCGCGCGCTGGCGCCGGTAGAACTCCGACATCTGATCGGTGAGGCCGCGGGCGCCGTACTGCATGCCCACCTCGGCCTGCTGCATCCCGAGCTCCGTGTCGCCCTGCCGCATCGCCGTGCCGCGCAGCGCCTGCCCGCCGGCTCCGTACGCGCCGCGCGCCGCAGCGGTCTCGGCCGCACGGGCACCGCCGTACTGCGCGCCCATGCCCGTTGCCTGCGCCATCCCGGCGGCCTGGGCGGCGCCGGGTGGCCCAGCAGACTGGAGGCGCGCCTGCTCGAGGGCCGCGGCCTCTTGGCTCTGCCCGTATCGCATCGCAGCGCCGCTCGGTGCTCGCCCTTCGGCCTGCTGCTGCGCGAACTGCTGCCCACGCATCATCTCGTCGACGCCGGCGTAGACGTCGCGCCGAGCGGCGTCGGCGCGCGTCGTGTCGATCATCTGGCGACCGTTCGGTGCGGCTGCGTCCCAAGCCTCGGCCTGCTGCGCGCCGTACCCCATCTCCTTGCGGGCCGCGTCGAGTGAACCGCCGTAGGCGTACTGGTCCCGCTTGTTGCCCGTGTGAACGTCCCCGTAGGCGTCCAACGTGGGGGTGCCGTAGTCGTACTGGACCCGAGCGGTCGCGGCCATCTTACACCTTCGCCTTCGCGGCCCCGTGCCGCGTCACGCCTTCCTGCTGTAGCACATCCAGGCCGAACCCGCTCCAGCGCGCGCCCTCGCCCGTCTGGCCGGCGGAGTAGACCCGCGGGTCGTCCCGGAGCCGCAGCCTGATGGCCCTGTTCCGCGGGCTCATGCCGTTCTGGCTCCCCACGTGGACCGTCACTTTGTTGCCGTTCACCAGCGTCGCGGCCTCGTCGAAGAGGACGCTCTGGAGCCACGAGGCGCTGTAGTCCACCGAGAGCTCGAGGTAGAACTTGTGCGGCCCGCGGTACTCGCCCGCCGTCTCCACGCGACGAACGCGCTGCCAGCCCGTCGGGCTCGTGAAGCTCATCCACGCCGTCACGAGCTCGAGGTAGACCCACTGGCTCGTCGCGTCGTAGAAGGTCGTGGCGTCCTCGAAGTAGGCCACCTCGTCCAGCACCGCGACGAACTTGCCCCTCCACCAGCACGCGTGCATCGGCTTCGCGTGGTACTCGAAGCGCGACCACTGGTTGAACGCCAGGTCGTAGACGAGCACGATGCCGGCGGAGCCCGCCGCGTTCATACACACGAAGCGCACCTGCTGGTCGCAGAGCACCGCGGCCTTCACCGTCGGGTAGGCCGTTGTGTCGTCCTCGACGGGCTTGCCCACGGGCGCGAGCGTAGCCCCGTTCAGCCGGTAGATGAGGCCGTCGGTGCCCTGGAAGAAGGTGCCGTTCGACGTGCTCACGACCGAGTGAGGTGTCATGCACCCCACGTCGCTCGAGAGGCGCCGCGGAGGGCTCAGGTCCGTCGGGTAGCCCACCGGCGGCGGCCCCTCGCCGTCCACGAGCCAGAGCGACGACTCGCCGAGGACCAAGAGCATGCCTTCGTGGGACGCGAGCGCCACGACGTCGCCCTCGGCACGCAGGACCTGCGACTCGTGGAAGCCGGGGAAGACCTTCGGGTAGTCCCCCATCTTCTTCGAGAACCAAAGCGAGCGGCGGTCGCCCGCCACGCCCCACACCCGGTCGCGGTGGACGGCGACGTCGAGGAAGCCCGGCGGCGGGTTGTCGGGCAGCACCCCGCCCGTGATGTACTCGAGCGCGTACGCGCCCCCCGTCCCGACGGCCGTCATGTTCGTTGTCGCAAAGCCGCCCGCCGTCGAGTTGTTTGCAACTGGAGCGGCCAAATGGAGGGCGGATTGCCTGTAAAACAGGCTGCCGCCATTCGTGGTCATACTGATGTTGATGTAGGCCGGCTCGGCGAGCGCTGCGCTCGAGCGCTGCTTCGCCGTGGCGCTCAGGTACCACTGGTCGACGTTCACCGACTGGTTACCCACCGTCGGCGTGACGGAGGCGTACGTGAGCGCCGAGCGATGCAGGTTACCCAGCGCGTCGTAGCGCTCGTAGACGAGCCCCACGAGGTAGGTGCCGCCCACGGTGAGGAAGCCGCCGGCCGCGACGGCGAGCACGGGCGCGTGCGTCGTGAAACCCACGTCGCCCACGCGCACGCCGTCGAACCACCAGGGCTGCGCGCCGCTCGAGACCGAGAGCCCGCCGAGGATGGTCACCGAGCGGGCGAGCGCCGGCGTGAGCTTCGTCAGCACCATGCCCTGCTTAGGCCTCGGCGAAGCGATGGCGTAGGCAGCAATAGACGTCGACGCGACGAACCAGTGGCTCGTCCCGTCTGTCACGATATGGGCCGGGTGCGTGGCATCGCCAAACTGGCGCGGCGCGGGCGAAGCGGCAGCGAAGCAGGGCAGGTCCACGCCCGTCGCGTTCGGCAGCGGGAGCTCCACGAGCATCGGTGAAGCCACGGGCAAATCTTCTATATTCGTGTCCCTCTGGACGGCGGCCACGCAGTAGTAGCGTTCCGAGGCCGCGCGGAAAGGGCGCCCCACGACGGGGCCGTCCACCGTCACGGCGTTGCCTACCTGGAGGCCCGTCGACGCGTCGCGGATGGCCACGCGCCGCCCCCAGGCGACCAAGCTCTGGTTTGCGCTGATGGCGAGGCAGGAAGACACCTCGCTCGCCAGCCCCGTCAGCGCCGCGGCGAGCGCGGCATCCCCGACAAGGAGACCGGCGGCCACGTCAAAGACGGCGAAGCGGTTCGTGGGCCCCGCCGCGTCGCGGTAGGCCACGTGGAGGTAGCGGTCAGAGTAGGCCGATACGCCGATGCGGGACGTCACGCCCGGGGCGCCGAGGTTCCACGGGCCGCCGGCGACGGCGAGAGTGGAGCTTGTGCTCAGGACCTGGACGTCGCCGCCGACCGTGTACGCCCAGCCGAGCCGGTTGTCGGAGAAGACCGCGACGTCGAAGGCGTCGTCGCCCACGAGCGGGCCGGCGGCCACCACGGCGGGCCCAGTGAGCGTGTCCGTGTACGGCGCCGCCGCCGTGAAGTAGGACGCCATGAGCGCGTTCGTGCCCGAGTCCTGCCAGGAGATAACCACGCGCGTGCCAGCCACCACAATACGGTGGTGGAATACCGTCGCTGAAAGCAGGTACGGCGGGAGCACCATCGTGCCGCTCGCCACCTCGTAGACGGCGAAGTAGAGTGAGCCGCCGAAAACCATGAGCCCCGTGCGCCAGACGAAAACAAGCAACCCACCCACGTAGGCCACGTCAGGGTCGGAGATGCTCATGTGCGAGTCGAGCGGGCTCGACCACTCAGCGGAAAACTCGGGGCTCGAGTCGCTCGCCACCCACTTGCTCTCGGTCTCCGAGTAGGTGACCACGCGCTCCACGGCGGACGGTTCGACCGTGGCCACCGCGCAGAGCGCGTCTCCGCGCGTGAAGACGCGGCGAAACTTGAGGCCTTCGGCGCGCGTCGTCTGCGCCGAAAAAGCCGTCATGCCGTTGCGCTTGCGGATCTCCCCGCCGCGCAGAAAGTAGCCGTTTTTCAGCAGCGTCAGCGTGCCGGGCTCGGCCTGACGAGGGTCGACGCCCTCGTCCATGCCCTTGCGGAAGGGGATGTGGATGACGCTCACCAGACCACCATGTCCACGGTGACCGTGCCGACCGCCGAGCTCGTCAGGCGGAGGAGCGAGCGCTCCGCCTCGTCGCCCATGACCGTGCGGTAGAAGGTCACCACGGCGCCGCGCACGTTCACCGGGAAGTAGCCGGCGGCGGAGCGGCCGAGGCCGTGCGCCACGTCCTGCGTCACCGCACCGACGAAGACGAGGTCGCGAACGATGCGCGCGTGCGCCGGGATGACCTGGCCCACGACGGCCTGCGCCACTTCGGCGCGCAGGCGCTCGCCCTCGAGGTCACCGGAGCCGAGGCGAAGGGCGCGGGGGATCACCGCTTCCTCGCGCCGGCGCCCGCGAGCGTCGGGCCACGGAGCCGCTCGCGCAGCCGGGCCATGTCGGCCTCGAGCTCGCGCAACGCGCGGTCTTCCGCCTCTCGCTTCGTTTCGGGGCGTCGCGCGAGCCGCCCGCCGGTCCCGTACCTCCACATCCCCGGGTGCGCCTTTGCCCAGGCCGCCGATTCTGCGTCCATGATGGCGTACGCCTCCATGTTCATAGCGTCGTCAGGGTCACGTGGCTGAGAGTACTGTTCGGAGCGTTGTCGTTCTGGGGGAATGTCTTCGCCATGGTCGCGGGAGTACTGTTCGGACGCCGCTCGCCGCCGAGCCACTTCCGCGCGGCGCATGGCCACCGCCGCGGGCGCGGCGTGGGCGGAGCCGACGACCGCCTCCGGGTCGGGCGGCCCACCCCCAACACGACGGCTTCCCCACTCGGTAAACGCTCGCTCTGCTTTTACGTCCTCGACTGCCTGGCGATTGCCAGACCGCTCCGCAGCGGTAGACCTTGCTCTCCAGTCGCGGACGACGCCGCCGACGGCGTCGGCCGGCTCCGCGTTCGCCTGGTTCTCCTTCTCGACCTCACGGCGGGCCTCCGCCGCGTCGCGCGCGGCCTTGGCCTCCCGCGCCCGCTTCAGGGTCTCGGGGGCGTTCTTCTCCATGAGCGCGATGAGGGCCTGCTTCGGGTCTGCCATGTTACTCCACCGTCCCCCAGCGCTTGCGATACCGCCGCTCGACGCGGGGCGGCCCGCCGACATCGCGGTGCGACGCCATCTTCTGGATCCGCGCGTCCCACTCGACCGCGCGGCCGATGGCGAAAGAGGGGTCGCTCTGGTCCTTCGCCAGCATCTCCGCCACCGTCCGCCAGATGGCGGCCTCCTCGAAGCCGCACACCCCGTCGAACGTGTCGCCGTCCGCGACAAGCTCCACGAAGGCCGGGAGGTAGGCGAGCGCCACCGGGACCACCACGCTCGGCGTGGGGAGCAGCGCGATGTTCGCCCCGCGCAGGTGATAGCGCGTCGGGAGCGGCCCCTGCGTCACGCCAGAGGTGAGCCCAGAGAGCTCGCCCTCCTGCGCGTCCGTGAGGTCGTAGTTCTGCCCCGTGCTCGGGGTCACGTTGACGCTGAGGAGCGCGAGGAAGGCCGCGGGGAGGGCGTAGGCCTGCGTCCCGGCGACCGTGCTGAACGAGTACACCGAGCGGTAGAACCCCGCCCCCCGGGCCTCCACGAGCTTGTCGTAGACGGTCCGGAGGTTGGAATTCAGCCGCTCGGTGAGCTCAGCATCCGTGATGAACGCGTTCGCCTGGTCGATGGTCTCCATGTTGGAGAGCCGTCGGCACTTCGTCCTCAGCACCGACAGGGCAACCGCGTCCGCCATGGCTCACTCCTCGTCGTAGCACGCCTTGATGGCGGCCTTCATCGAAGCGACGAAGCCCTCCTCGTCCTTCTCGCGCATCGCCGAGTAGGCCTCACGGAGGAGGCCGTCGGCGCCGCCGCCATCCTCGTCGTCATCGTCGGGCTCGGGCTTCTTCTTGCCCTTGTCCTTCATGGCGAGGAGGAGGGCGAGGGGCCCTTCGCCGGGCTTCACGCTGCCACCGAGCTGTCGCGGGACAGAAAGAGGCAGAAGTGAACGCGGTTGTTTGCGTTCGCCGCCACGTCGGTCACCGTCGCCGTCTCGTCGATGACGCGGATTTGCACCGTGCCGTTCGTCGAGACGTCGATGGAGCCGAGCTGGGCGAACCACGTGTCGAGCGTCGCCAGCTGGAGCTGGCAGAGCCCGGCGCGCAGCCGGATGAACCGGTCGGTGAGCGTGAGCGTGAAGAGGCCGGCGGAGGTGCGCACGACGGTGTAGCCCGTCCCGTACACGTCCGTCGGCGCCCCGGTCCCGGCAGGCGCGAAGGACCCGGAGAGGATCACCTCGTGGTTACCGGTCGCCAGAAGAGGGTGGAACGCCATCAGAACGTCCCTCGGGCCTGGTAGCCCGGCTTGTCGGTGTAGAGGCAGGTCCACGAGCGGAGCCGCCACTCGACGCCGTCAGAGTTCGCCTGGCGCACCATGGGGCGGCCGTCGTCCTCGACGAGGTGGGGGATGCCCATCATGGACGCGAACGTCCAGTTCTTGAGCTGGAGCATGTAGAACGTGCCCTTGGGGCAGTTCGGGTCGGCGAGCACCTTGAGCTCGCCCTTGTCGCCCTCGAGGATGAGGGCGCGGTACCCGATCTTCCCGTCGGAGCTCGAAGCCTTGTCGTACACCGCGTGCGAGCCGAGGCTCTTCACGATGTCCGCGCGGTCGAGGTTGTTGCAGAAGATGTGCGACGGGTTCCCGCCCTCGCGACCGAGCCGGACGGCGCAGTCGATGAGGGTGTCCTCCTTCGCGGCGCCCGCGGTCGCCGTGAAGCGCACGCCGGCGAGGCGCACGGTGTCCACGCTGCGGTCGACGCCGAAGAAGCTGTCGCCCGAGGTCGGGTCGGTGGCGGGGATCCAGCCGCCGAGCCCCTTGATGCGGGTGCCGAAGTCGCCCGAGCGGAAGAGATAGTCGCTGGCCGCGATGGCCGTGATGGTCGTGTCCCACGCGGCCGAGGTCGAGCGGATGGTGCCGCTGTTGCGGTTCACCGCCGCGACGAGCTCCTTCGCGCCGCTGTTGCGCAGCGAGCCGCTGGTGCCGTCCGTGGACGCCGCCTGGAGGTAGAGGTTCACCTCGAAGTGAACCGCGTCGGAGGGCTCGGCGAGGGTCACCGTGTTGGTGGTCACGTTCGAGCCGCTCGAGATGCGCCCGCGGGCGCCGCCGCCGTTGCGGTAGAGCTGGAGGCTGAGCGAGCGCTTGAAGCTCTCGAAGCCGTGCTTGTGCGTCGAGGCGAAGCCCGCGATGAGCGCGTTCTCCTTGCCGTCCGACGCGTGGATGGCCTCCGCCGACATCGTGCAGAGGTGGTACTCGCTCGTGCGAGTCAGGGTGAAGGCCGCGTAGTCGTCCGCGCTCGCGTTGAGCACCGCCTCCGCGTAGGTGCCGCCGCCCTGGCTCCGGCCGTAGCCGATGCTGATGCGGGTGTTGTTGCCGCCGAACTTGGTGTCCTTGCCGACGGTGCCGAAGAACGCAGCGTCTTCGTAGTTCTGCGTGTCGACCGTGCTCTGCGGGTACTTGGTCTTGAGGATGTTCGTGAGAGTCGTGGTCGTGGTCGTGCCGAGAGACATGGGGAACTCCGTTCCCGCTCGTCGTCACCGGCCTGCGCGGTCCGCCATCAAGGCCTCCCTCAGAAGAGCCGCGTGCTGTTCTTCCAGCTCTGCGGGGCTCAATTCTCTTCGGGCGGCGGTAGGACGGGCCACGGCGGCGGGTGAGCCGAGCGTGCGCTGATGCGTCGGTCGCGCTGCCTGCGACGGAACGGGGGCCTGTGCCTGGCCGGTGCCACTTGAAGTCTGAAAGAAACGGAGCCGGGCGTCAAGCTCCGCGACGACCTCGTGCATGTACGGGAGGCGTCCGGCCTGCTCGACGTAGGCGTTCTTCACCTCGTCGGCCGCCTCGATGAGCAGCCGGGCGGCCCGCCCGTCGGAGCGCGCGGCCCGCGCCAGGTTGGCCACCGTCGGGCTCACCTCAGCCGCCGACTCGGCGAAAGCCACGAGCGCCATGCGGTCCTCGCGGATGGCGGCCTCGAGGCGCTGTTCCCGCTCGCGCGCCGCGATGGCGGCCTCGCGCTCGGCGCGCTCGGCGAGCTCCCGCTTCAGGGTCGCCACCTCCTCGAGAGCCCTCTTCGCCAGAATCTGCGGGTCGTGGCGGGCAATCTCTGCCTCCGCTAGGCTCTCGTAGGTGTAGCCGAGGGCTTCGAGGCCCTCGAGCCCGCCCTCGGCGACGAGTCGGCGCGCGCGAGCGTGCTCGGTCTCGAGCTCCTCGGCCGCCTTGAGACGCGCCTCGGCGGCGCGCTCGATGGACGCCGCGCGGGCGCGCGCCTGCTCGAGCAGCCCCTCGGCCTCCTCGAGGCGCACCCGGGCGGCGCGCCGCTCGACGCGGGCCTCCTCGGCGGCGGCGGCCTTCGCGATGCGCTGCGCCGACCGGTCGGCGACCTGCGTGGGGGCTGGCGCCGGCTCCTCCCCTCCGTCAACCGGCTCCGCGGCGGCGTCGGCGGCGAGGGCGGCCTTCAGGAGGTCGGTCTCCTCCGGCTCGGCGGCGGGCTCCGGCAGTCCAGCGGGCGGGGTCTCAAGCACTTCGATGTCGTCGCTCATACGGGCGGGGCTCCTTCAGGTGGCGGTGGTGGCGGCGGGCCCGGCGGCATGCCGGGGGGCGAGGGCGGGTTCTTGCGC